CACTTTCTGCCCGGGCGACCGCGTGGACCTGCGGATGCTACGCGACAAGGTTCTTGAGGACTGCCAGCGGTACGAGGTACGCGAGGTCGGCTTCGACCGCTACCACGCGCACGGTGTCATCGACGACATCGCCGAGGTGCTCGGCGCCGACGCCCTGGTCGATGTGAGCCAAGGCTACCTTGGCATGAACGCGCCGGCCAAGGAACTGGAAGACATGGTTGCCACCGGCCGCCTCAACCACGGCGGCAACCCGGTCCTCCGCTGGATGGCAGGTAACGCCGTCGCCGAGGTGGACCGGGATGACCACATCAGACCGAGCCGTATGCGCAGTTCGGACAAAATCGACGGCATCATGGCCCTCTGTACTGCGCTGGAGAGGGCTATCGCGAACAGTGAGGATGACTCCGTGCCAGGTATTGAGGTGATTGAGCTATGAAGAGACACTACCCGTGGACGCGCGCCCGGGCGGTCGTGCGCGATGGTGAAGTCCGGGTGTTGATACAGACCACACCCGGTGGTTCGTACATCGTGCTGGACGTGGCGGAGTGGTGGCGGAGACTGAGCGGCCAGCCGGAACCGCCATGCGTCTTCGTGCGCCGCGGGCTGCGCCGCACCGTGAGCGTGTCGTCATGACCTGGTACGACCCAAGGGACTGGTTCGGCGGATCCGAGACGCGCGCACCAATCGACCGCTTCGACGTCGCCGCACTCGTCGGCCCCAAGAACCCGTCCGGCAAGACGATCAACGAAACCACCGCCCTAGAGGGCACCGTTGCCGTCTACGCGGCCATCGACCTATTGGCGGCCAGCGTGGGCCAGATGCCGTGCCTGACCTATCGTCGCCTGGACGACCGCAACCGCGAGCGCGTCACAGAGACCCCGTCCCGCTGGCCCGGCACCCTGGCGCGCAGCCTCCACCAATCGCCCAACCCCGAGATGACGGCGCCCGAGTACTGGGGCACGGTCGTCGGGCACGTGGCAGCGTGGGGCGACCACTTCTCCTACATCGACCGCGACGCCTTTGGCCGCGCCCAGCAACTCTGGCCCCTGCGCCCCGACCGGATGGAGGTCTGGCAACTCGAGGACCGCCGCAAGATGCCGGCCGGTCGCGCCTACGTGTACGACCTGCCCGACGGTGACAAGGTCGGCCTCACGCGGGACGAGGTGTTTCACGTCATGGGCCTGTCGGGTGACGGCGTGCGCGGTATGTCGCCCATCACGGCGGCGGCGACCGCCATCGGCATCGAACAGTCGGCGGCCGAGTACACCGCCCGGTTCTTCGCCAACAGTGCCGTACCTGGCGGCGTGCTGCAATCCGACAAACCGCTGAATAAGGAACAGTCCAAGCACCTCAAAGAGCAGTGGCAGTCGATCATCGGTGGTCTTTCCAACGCCAACCGCATCGCCGTCCTGCACTCGGGCGTCACCTGGCAGGCGGTCGGCCTGCCGCCGCGCGACACCGAGTTCCTCGAGTTGCGCCGCTTCCAGATCCAGGAGATTGCGCGCCTCTATCACATCCCGCTGCACCTACTGCAAGAGGTGACCGGGACCACCTCGTGGGGCACCGGCATTGAGCAGATGACGATTGGCTTCGTGGTCTACTGCCTTGCGCCGTGGGTGGGCCGCATTACGGCGGCAATCAACCGCGACCTTGGCGACGTGGCGGCCAACCGCACGTTGCTCGACGAGGGCATCTACGCCGAGTTTCAGGTCAACGCCCTGCTGCGCGGCGACATGGCGAGCCGCGCCGCCTTCTACCAGAGCGGCATCCAGAACTCGTGGATGACGCCCGAGGACGCGCGGGCGCTCGAGAACCTACCCTACATCGCCGGCATTGACCGGCCGCAGATGCAAATCAACCGCGCGCCAATCGGAGCGGACGGGCTGCCCAAACTGCCCGAGCCGCCGCCGGCGCCTACACCCCCACCCGAACCAGAACCGCCCACGGACGAAAAGCCGTCGGCCGATGCCTCCGAGGAGGATGAACAGTGAGCCAATGTGAATACATCGTCGAGAGGCGCGTCGCGCCCCTCGGTGGCGTGGAGTTGCACCAAGAGGGCGATGGGCTGCTCAGCTTCCGCGGTCACGCCGCGGTGTTCGACCAACTGGTAGACCTTGGCCCGTGGCGGGAGCAGATTGCGCCCGGGGCGTTCAAGAAGACCATCAAGGACGGAACCGACGTGCGGTTCCTATACAACCACGAGCCGGATTCGGTGATGGCACGCACCAAGAACGGCACGCTGCGCCTCACCGAGGACAAGGTTGGCCTCGTGGCCGACGCCGACCTCGACCCCACCGACTGGGACGTACAGCGCCTGGCGCCCAAGCTGCGCCGCGGCGACGTCGACCAGATGTCGTTTGCGTTTCGGGTGGTTGGCAAGGCGGGCGAGGAGTGGAACGACGAGCCGGAAGACGGCGGCAAGGCCATCCGCACCTTGCGGGAGTTGCAACTGTTCGACACATCGCCAGTTACGTTCCCGGCCTACGAGGGGACCGATGGCGGGCTGCGGCAGTCAATCCTTGCCGTTGCCGAGCGCCGCGGCATCGTGGTCTCGTGGGACGACGAACCGGAGGACGAGACCAAGCCGGACGCGGATCCCGTCGTGTTCACGTCGCAGCATCTTACCAAGGAGGACCGGCAAGTCCTTCGCGACCTCATGACCGAGACGCGCGCCTGCGGCGCGGCCCGCGACCTGCCGCTCGCCGACAAGGGCGGCGGCTGGGATGGCGCCGGCGCGCGCGCGCGTATGCAAGCGCTCGCGGGCGGGGACGACTTCAGCCCGGCCAAGTACCGCCGCGGCTTCCTCTATTACGATGCCGATGCGCCCGAGTTGCTCGGCTCGTACAAGCTGCCGTTCGCCGACGTCAAGGGCGGCACCCTGACTGCCATCCCCGAAGGCGTCTACGCCGCCGCGCAACGGCTCGGCGGCACCGCCATCGGCGACGCCGACAAGGCTACCGCCAAGTCGGTGCTCTCGGGCTACTACAGCAAACTCGACGAGGAACCACCTTGGGACCGCGCCGCCGATGACGGTCAAGAAGACCGCACGCCTACCGATACGAAGGATGCCGGGGCTTCCAGCCTCGCAACCGAAGACGCTACAGCGCCGCCTGGCGACAGTGCGCCGGCCGCTGACGAACCGGAACCGGAACCGGCCACGCCAGCACCACGCACCTACGACGCCGAGACACTCTGGGAGCGCATCGCACACATCAAGCAAACGCTCTAGAAGGAGCACGCACACATGGCAACCATCCTCGAAATGAAGGCCGAGCGGGCGAACATCTGGGAGCAGATGAAGACCCTTGCGGCCCGTGCCGAGGAAGAGAAGCGCTCGCTGACCGGCGAAGAGCAGGTTGTGTGGGACCGCATGGAGGCCGACATCGAGGACCTCCGCGTAAACGTCGAGGCGGCTGAGAAGAATCAGCGCCTCGAGGCGTTGCGCGCCAGCCTCGACAAGTCCAATGACCCCCAGCGCCATTACCGCACGCCCGAGCAGATCTTCCTCGACGAAGCGCGTTCGCTGTTCCGCGGCGATACGCACGTCCTGAACATCCCGTACACCACGGCCGACACCCGTACCTCCCTCCAGAAGGGCGCGGATCCGGGTGCCAAGGTGGTTTCGACCGACTTCCTGACCTCCCTGCGCGAGTACCTCATTGCGTTCTCGGGCATCCGCCAGGCCGGTTGTACCATCCTCGTCACGACCAGTGGTGAGACCATCACCATCCCGCGCGCGACCGCCCACCCGAGCGCCGCGCTCATTGGCGAGACCGTCCAGATCACCGAATCCGAACCGACCTTTGACCAGGTTGCGCTCGAGGCGTACAAGTACGCCAACCTGCAATACCTCACCTCCGAGTTCTTGCAGGACGAAGTGGTCGGCGTCCTCTCGTATCTCGCCCGCCAGAATGGCGTCGCCCTCGCGAACGCGATGGGCAGCGACATGATGATTGGCGCGGGTACCTCCGGGCCGCTTGGCATGTGCCACGCCACCAACGGTGTGACCGCCGGCGTCACCGGCGCTACCGGCCACGCAACCACGGTCGACGGTGACAACCTCATCGACCTCTACCACAGCATCCTTCCGGGCTACCGCGGCAACTCGAAGTTCGTCATGAACGACGCCACCGTGGCGGCAGTGCGGAAGATCAAGGATCTTGCCTCGGGCAGCAACCAGTACCTCTGGCAGCCCGGACTGACGACCGGCGAGCCGGACCGTTTGCTCGGCAAGCCGATTGTGGTCGATCCCTACGTGCCGGTGATGGCAGCCAACGCGAAGAGCGTGCTCTT